CCGTCGGCGTCGGCGTCTCCGGCGGCGTCCACAGCACCTCGATCTTGTTCAGGTCCGCCGGAACCTTGCCGTTGTTCTCGATCATCAGCGCCAGCTGCATGACCTCGCGGTGCTCCGGCCCGAAAGCGCGCTGACGGCGCCGGGCTCGGCGGTTCAGGGTGGCGTCGGCAGCGAGAATCCCCTCAGCGCTCGCCGGGTTGTCGGCCGAGAAGCCGAGCGCGTTCTGCGGGATGCCCGTCCTCGAGCTCACCAGGCGGGTGAGCGCCAGCAGCTGGTTGGTGTGCGGCGTCGGGTCGGACGCCGCGAACGTCCCGACGGCCGGCACGTTGCCCTCGCCGTCGCGCTCGAGCGCCAGGACGCGCCCGATGTAGGTCTGCCACGCGTCCACCGGGTCGCCGTCCGGGTCCTGGAAAGCCTCTTCCGACGCGCCGATGATGTACCGCTGCGGCGAGCTGAAGAACTCCGCGCCGATTTCCATCCGCAGCAGCGTCCGGCACGCCGCATCGGTCCACGACATGAGCTCCGGCGTGATCTCGCTCTTGCCGTAGCGGTCACTGCTGCGCGAGCGGTTGGCCAGCATCACCACCGGGCACCGGCCGAGACCGTGCTCGTCGCGGTCGCGGATCTGCCAGTCCTCGCCTTCCGGCCGGATCAGCTGGATTGTCACCTCCGGCAGGTAGAGCGCCGCTGATTCGGCGCCGTAGAAGCGATACCGCTGCAGGGCCGCCGTCACCTGGCGGCTGGCAGCGTCGTAGGTGGCCGCCATGTTCTGCGGCGACTCGACCGTGATCAGCGGCGTGCCCGAGCCGTCGTCGGTGTCGGCGTCCCGCGTGCCGACCATGATGAACGCGCGGCCGAACATCAGCGCGTCGAGGTGAGCGAGACCTGATTCGAAGTCCATCCGGTTCGCCGTCCAGATGTCCCACAGGTCATCGTCGGTGCTCGCCGCGGACCCGACGCGGAAACCCGCCACCTCGAGGCGCTCGTCGATCGTGTCGACGACCACCCCGGGCCAGCCCGCCGCGGTGCGGAGCTTCTCCAGCTCCCGCGGGACGGCGATGCCGAGATGATTCATCCTCTGCTCGCCGTCGTAGTACAGCTCGCGGATGCGCAGGAACGGCAGGTCGGTGTTCATCCGCGCGAGCAGCCTGCCGGCCGTCTGCTGCTCGTCCTCGGTCAGCAGGTCCGTCGCCAGGTCGAACGGCAGTACCTCGTCGTCGATCACCGGAGCACCACCACCCTTCCGCGTCCACGGGCCTTGCGCATCTCGCGCTGCCACTCTTTGCTTGCCAGGACCTGCCTGCGCACCATCCGCGCGCCGATCATGCACACCGCAGCGTCGATCTTGTTCGGCGAGCTCGCCGACTCCTTGCCGATCGACACCGCACCCCACCTGTTCGGCCGACGGCGCGCGTTCGCGACGTGCCGGTAAAGCCTCATGTCGGCGTCATGGGTGAACGCCTGCTCGAGGATCTCCCGCTCGGTCAGCTCGCACGCCAGGCCGAAGTCGTAGGAGTGGCTGCGCATGTCCCAGGCAATGGGCTGCGGCTCCTTGCCGGTCGGGACTGCCGCGATGACCAGCTGGTCCGCGTACTTCTCCGGCCAGCTGACCTTGACGAAGCTCTCCCACTCCTTGACATCGCCGAAGAAGCCGGTCACCCAGTACTTCTCGAATGCGGCGGCCACCCAGCCGTCCACCATGTCCGGCGGCACCTCGTCCGTGGAGTCGTGCGCCTGGTCCGGCTCGTAGCAGCCGAGCATGAAAACATGCCCGCTTCGGAGCGAGCAGCCGACCAGCGCGGTGGCGTCACGGCTCTTGCTGCCGTCGAAGAACATCGCGATCGGCTCGCCGTCCTCCACCGTCACGTCCTGGGCCGCCAGCAGCTCCCACTTCGCCGGGTCCATCCACGCGTCCTCGGCCACCGACGGCCGGTTCATGTACTTCCGCTTGCTGTCGCTCGGCTTGCTCGACGGGTCCCAGATCCGGTCCATGATCGCGCCCAGATCGGCCCAGTAGCAGCCCTCGTACACGAATTCCAGCGCCGCGCGCAGCGATGCCGGGTCCGCCATGTTCGTCTGCGGCGGAGCGATCCGCGCGTCGTACAGGATCCGTGACCGGCCGCGCGTCGCGCCTTCTTCCTGGGCCTGCCACGCGTCCCACGATGACTCGGAGACCGACTGCGCACCCGGAACCCACGCGTTGCACGTCTCCAGCATCCGCGAGCCGCTCTTGGCCAGGTTGTCAGCCAGCGTGGCGTACAGATCGGGCCCGTGGTTGGCCGGCTTCCAGTGCTCCGTCTCGTCGGCGACGACGAACGAGGCCTCCGCGCCCTCGGCCGAGGTGTAGGAACTGGCCTTCTGCTCGAGCGTCCCCTCCGGCGCCTTGAAGACCTTCTCCTTGCCGACATCGAGCGAGTACTCCTGCACGATGCGGCTGCCCTTCGGCGCGAACGCGCGCACCATCCGCATCGTGTTCGCCGTCTGGTCTTCGGCCGTCGCCACGACCTGCACCCACGGCATGTCGACCGGCTTGCCGACGCAGCCGCCGGGAGCGTCGGCGTCAAAGTCCTTGAGCCGCACCGGGCCGCACAGCTCCGTCAGCGCCTGGACGCCCGCGAACGGCGACTTGCCGCTGCCCTTCGCCAGCCGGCGCACCGCGCGATGGAACAGCCAGCGGCCGGACTCGTCAACGGCGTACCACCACAGCCAGAACTTCATCTGGGAGTCAATCGGCCGCCACGCCTCGCGGGCCCGCGGGCCGTTCGGCTGCACCAGGAAGGTCATGGCCCACTTGGCCACACCCCAGCCGAGCGTCAGCTCTGGAATGCCGTCTGGCAGCGTTACGAGGCGGTCAGCCGGAGAATCGCTTGCGGAAGTCATCAAGGTCGGCGACGGCCGACGTCGCGGCGGTGTCCTCCTTCGGCCGCGCGAGCTCGATCCGCATGCGCCGCCGGTCGGCCTCGGTCATCAGCAGCTTGCTCCACATGCTGTCGACGGCCGCCAGGAGCACGGCGGAGAAACGCTCGGCCTCCAGCATGCGCGTCGTGGCCTCGGCCGCGAGCCTCGCCAGCTGCCAGTCAGACGGCTCGAAGAACTCCGACTGGCCCGACTTGGCCAGCGACCAGTACATGCCCTTGGCGATCGCGTGCCAGTTCCGGTCGGCCGCCGGCGCCTTCACCTTGCGCGACGCCGTGCCGACCGAAACCGGCACGTCGTCCTTGTTCGCACGTCTGCGCTGGTCAGAGCGCTTCGGCGCCGGTCCTCTGCTGCCCATTCCTGGCCCTCCTGTGCAGGATTCGCGTGGTAGCCGTGCGGCTACGCTGCGATGGCCTTTTTTCGCTCGCGTTTTCGCTCGCGACTTGCAAAACCCGTAGTCACCCTCCGGCGCTATACCAGGCCGGTGTATGTCTCGCCCGGGGGGGAGGGGTACCGGGCACCTTCCGAATTCAGTTACTTAGAGCGACTCTTGCCCTTGCCGAATCCGGGAGGGAGCTTGCCGAGGTCGACGATTCCCGAGTTGCCCTTGCTGCCCTTGACGCGCTTGGGTCCGCTCAGGTCCTGCATGTTGCGTCCGCCTGGGTTCTTGACCTTCGGCGCGCTCTTCGGCCGCGGCGACGCCTTGCGCTTGGTGCCGGCGGTGAGCGCCTTGGACGCGCCGGACTTGGAGCCGTGCGCCTTCTCGAGCGCCGCCTGCGTGTCGGTCGGTACCCAACCGTGCTTCCACGTGCCAGCCATGGCTTACCTTCCCCTGAATGCTGACCGTGGCGGCACGATGCCGCCGACGGCTTTCGCGAACGCGTCGCCGGCCGCCGTGCGGTCGGTCGAGTGCTTGAGCCGTCCGCCTGTCGCTCGCTGTCCGCGCTTGTAGAGCGCCGTCGCGATGCCTTTGCGCCGTTCGCTGGTGAACACGTCGTCGATGCGGCCGGTCTTGCTGAAGTTGAGGTTGCCGACTTCGCCGCGTCCCGGGCGCACTGCGCTGACCCGGCCGCTGCCGTCGTCGTGCCGGCTCGTCTTGAAGACGATGCCGCTGTGCGCCGATCCTGGCTTGCGCTTGGCCTTGAGGTCGGCTGCGGCTGCGTTGCGCGGGATCCAGTTGTGGAACCACTGGCTGCCGTCTTTGCCCATCAGCGCCTCCTGATTCCCTTGCGCGCCGGCAGCCGTGCATACGCGGCCTTCGACGCGGCCGATGGCTTGCCGTGCGGGCCGACCTCGCCGGCGGCCATCGACCATCGGCGCGCGAATGGCTTGCCTGTCGAGAACAGGTATGCCTGTTGGGCACGGCTGACGACGCGGTGCTTGGACTTGCCTGCCATCGCCATCACTCCCATCCGAGATAGCCGCTAGCCGACGGGGCGCTGCAGCTGCTTGACCTTGGCCGCCTGGGCCGTGGTCATGGTGGTCTTCTTCACGGCCGTCGTCTTCTTGGCGGGCGTCTTCTTGACCGTGGTCTTTGCTTTCCTGGCTGCGGCAGCCTTGTTCTTGACGTTGGCGACGTGCGCCACGTGGAGCTCATGGGCGACGTGCAGTTTGTGGGCGAGCGCGACGGCCCGCGCTTCAGCTGGCGGCAGTTTCTTGCCGTTGTGCTCGGCCGTGGCCCATTGCTTCAGCTGGGCGAACGCAGGCGTGCCGGTCTTCTTCGCGGCGGTCGCGCCTTTGGCCGACTTGGCCGTCGCCGGGGTCGCGGTGCTCGCGCCGCTCTTGGCTGCGAACTTGCCGCCGCCTGGCTGGCCCTTGGGCGCTCGCGGGTGGAGCGCGCTGTTGAACGGGACGGCCATGGCTACTTGGCCTTGGTCTTCTTCTTGATGCCGTACTTGGCATCCCATGCGGGCGAGCCGAACTTCGGCTTGGCCGCGCTGGCCGCGGGCGCTGCAGCGGCCTTCTTGGCCGTCTTCGGCTTGGCTGCGGTCTTCTTCTTGGCTGCCATGGCTACCTCCTGGTTGCCCATGTCGGCTGCGGCACTTTCGGGTGAGTGCAGCCGGCGCGTTTCCATCGCCAGCACCAGCGCGGCCCGCAGACGGAGCAATAACGGCGCTGGAGCATGGTCACTTCATTCCGGGATGCTGTTCGGGCGCTCTGGCTCGTTTCGGGCGTGCGGCTTGCGCGGCCTGCCCGCCTTCACGGCTGGACTTGACGACGTGGCATGGTGTGCGGTGCTCGTCAGCGCAACGTGGGCAGCGAGCTCCGCAGATCGGGCGCAGGTTGCCGAGCGAGTGATCGTCGCCGCGGTTCACGTGGTCGGTGTCGCTGGCGTTCGGATGGGCGCACAGGTAGCAGCTGGTGCCGTGGATCTCGCGGACTGCCGTGCACCGTTGCGGCCAGTCGGCCGGCAGACGGCCGCGCCTAGTTGAACCGCGCCATTGTCCGTTCGGCATGGCGGCTCCAAATGGGAACGGCCACCGTTGCCGGTGGCCGTTGTGCACGCCAGGTGGAAGCGCCACGGCCGAAGCCGCTTCGTCTTGCCTTGCTACCCCAGCCCCAAACGAACATGGCCCGCGTCGCCGCGAGCCACTGAAGTCCGTTTAGCACATTTAACGATGCAAACGGCCGAGCGTCAAGTTTGCTGTTGCTCGACCCGGGCGCGTTGAGCCGCTCCGTGTAGCCGTGATCGCCGCTCGCGGTGAAGCGGAACGTGATCGTAGGCGGCGGCTGCCTGCTGACGAGGCGCGCGGGGTCGCGGAGGTCGCGTTCCGGATCCGGGTACTTAGCCTCATACGTCGCGTTCACGGGCTCGATGGCCTCAAGGTCGGCCGATTGGCCGTCCGCCCACTCGACGCGGATGGCGATCTTTGCGACCTTCTTCGGCTGCTCGTCCATGCCGTTCACCCTCCGTGGCGCGCGTCGATGTGGGCGGCTATCCAGATGTTGAGGTCAACGTCTGAGCTGAAACGGCGCCCTGTCTGGCGGGAGATGCAGACAACGGTCCGCCGCACCGGGATGACAATCCCGGGCGTGCGGAACGTCGTCACCTCGGTACCGTCCATGCCGTTCATCCTCTCACTCTGGCTCGGGCCAGTCACCGTGAAGCACCTCGTGCATCATGCCCTTGGCTGTCCAAGTTCGGCGTAGAAGCCGAACGGGAGAATGACAGCCACCTGTCGCCGTCGACGTCCATCCACTCGGCGACGACCACCCAGCCGGTGAGTATGGCGCTCGGGACGGTGCTGTTTGCTGCGATCGCCTCGTGCACGGCGTCGCGCTGCGGGTCTGACTCGTCAGCCATGGGCGGTCACCTGCAGTTCATGTGGGCCAAGCCGGTTTCGCCGCGCCACCAGGGCGCTTTCGGACGGTCCCAGGAGTGCGAGACGTTGACCTGATTCCCCTTGACGGACTTGCCGCCGCAGACCTCGCACCGTGTGAGCAGCCGTCGTCTGAGCTGCTGGAATGCCACGATCTGGATGCGCCAGTGGTGGATGTGCCAGTGCCAGCCGGTCCGGCGGCGCTTGCGGCTGTGGCGGTCTTCGCGCCAGCCGCCGCAGACGGTGAGACCGTCGCGCCCGCGTGGTTCGCGGTGCCAGACGGTGACGATCGGCGGCCAGTAGTAGTCGCGTCCGGCGAGCCGCCAGAAGCTGCTGTAGCTGCGCGGGCGCCACCACGGGAATGGGTTGTGATCGGGCGACGGGCAGCCGCAGAAGTCGGGGCCGTCGTGCCAGTGCTCGTGGTGCAGCCGGATGCGCCAGCGGACATTTGCCGGCGCGCCCCGGAACTGCGTCCGCTGCGGCCACGGGCGCCTGATCTCGAAGGCGACGGTAAGCGGGTCATGCACGAGTCCTCCTGGTGGTTGCTTGGGCCTGCAGCGCGAGCACGTCGCTGAGCGCGTACAGGCCTGCCTTGCCGCGCGTTCCCAGCCGTCCGCGTGACGCCCAGCTGGTGATGGTGCCGCGCGGGACGCGGATGCCGATGCGCTCGAGCATGGCGCTGATCTCGCCGGCGGTGCCGAGGACGTCGGCGGCGGCGGC